TAATAGTAAGAAAAGAGGTACTAGCAAAGGAGCTGTATATAATAAGATCAAACAAGTAGAGTTTAATCCTAACTCCAGGGATCATATCTCTAGGTGTTTGAAGAAGCAAGGATGGAAGCCTACAGAGTTTACGTCTGGAGGTAAACCTAAGATAGACGAGTCAGTATTAAGCAAGCTACAGTTACCTAATTGTCAGGAACTTAAAGAACACTTCTTAATATCTAAACGTATCTCACAATTAGCAGAAGGGAACCATGCTTGGCTTAAATTGGAACGTGGAGGACGTATCTATGGATCAGTTAATACTAATGGGGCCGTCACTGGGCGTTGTACTCATAGCAATCCTAATGTGGCACAAGTCCCCGCATCCTACAGTCCGTATGGCATTGAGTGTCGTAGTTTGTTTAGAGCTAGTACGAATCATGTATTGGTTGGCTGTGATGCTGATGGTCTTGAACTTAGAGCATTAGCAGGATACCTTAAAAAATATGATGGAGGTATATATGCCAAAGCAGCAGTCGATGGTACTAAAGACAACGGCAGTGACGTTCACTCCCTCAATAGAGATGCACTTGGACTATCATCAAGAGATACTGCAAAGACTTTTTTCTATGCTTTCATTTACGGGGCAGGAGATCAAAAGCTTGGTAAGATTCTTGGGGGTGGTGCAAAGAGAGGCAAACAAGGACGAGCTGCCTTGTTATCTGGAGTCAGCGGTCTCTTGGAGCTTACCGAAAAGGTTAAGCAAGTCTTCAGGAGGCGAGGGCATCTCATTGGTCTTGACGGTAGGCAACTACACATACGTTCAGAACACTCTGCTTTAAATACATTACTACAGAGTGCAGGTGCTATACTAATGAAGAAAGCTTTAATCATACTAGATGATCGTCTGAAAAAAACCTACAACCAAAGTGACTATGAGTTTGTAGCTAATATTCACGATGAGTTTCAAATAGAGGTTAAAGAAGAGTATGCAAAAGAAATCGCATCCCATGCAGCTGAGTCTATTTCAAGAGCAGGACAATACTTTGAATTTGGCTGCCCACTTTCCGCAACTAGCCACATTGGAAAAACTTGGGCTGACACACATTAAGACTTTAGAAGACTTAGTAGTATTTATGAAACAAATGAATAGTATGCTTCTTAAAAGTAATCCTTTTAATACTACACTTCAAAGACGTTCTTATGACCAGTATCGTCATAAGATTCTAGCAGGGTTTTATTCTTGGTTATTTTGTTTTACTTGTCAAGATTGTGGATTGACTAATGAAACTAGACCTTTAAACTTTCACCATCTAGTTCCAGAAGACAAAGAGTTAACTATAATTCAATCTTGTGGTATACAAGATAAGATTAAACTATTTAAAGAAATACTTAAATGTGTCTATATATGTGAGAACTGTCACTATCAAAGACACGCTGATATGGGAGATTTAGATGAAGACTTCACGGCTATTAATAGACGGAGACATACTTACATACAGAACTTGTTGGGCTGTACAGAATGAAACGGAGTGGCCTGATGGTATTGTTACTACTTCTACTAATTTAGCAGAGCTTAGATCACAAGCAGACAGTAGTATAAGGTACTGGCAAGAGAAGATAGGCATATCTAATTTTATTATATGCTTCTCTCCTAGAGGGTCAAAATATTTTAGGCACAAAATTTTAGAAGATTATAAAGGTAACAGAAAATCTACAAGGAAGCCTTTAGGCTATCATTCTCTAGTGGATCACCTTAAAGAAACTCATACTACTTTTACTCTCCATGAGTGTGAAGCTGATGATGGCTTAGGTATACTAGCTACTGATGGTAGTCATTCTAGGAATGTGATTGTTAGTATTGATAAAGATATGTTGACAATCCCATGTGAATACTTTAATATGGATACTGAAGTTATTGAGACTGTCACTGAAACTCTTGCAGATTATATGCACTTGTATCAGACACTAGTGGGTGACAATACTGATAACTATAAAGGATGTCCTGGTGTTGGCCCTAAGAAAGCAATAGAAATACTTAAGACTCCTACTTGGGACAGTGTACTTACAGCTTTTCATAAGGCTGACCTTACTGAAGAAGATGCACTAAGACAGGCTAGGGTAGCTAAGATATTAAGAGCTGATGATTATGATTTTAAAAATGAGGAGGTAATATTATGGGAGCCGTTAAGAGCATGATTCCAGAAGATGAGTTGAATGATCAATGGTTAGGTGGCAGTACTAACATACGTCCTACTTATTATGCTAAGTATAAGATAGATCCTTGGACATTTTGTATTGAGAACAAACTAACCTTAGATGTTGGTAGTGTAATAAAATATGTAGTGCGACACCAAGATAAGAATGGTGTTGAAGATTTAAACAAAGCAATAAAGTGTATTGAAATGATGAAGGAGTTTTACTATAATGAAAAGAGTTAAAGAGTTTCATGAGAAGATGGAGTTAGCCATTAATCAACCTTACAGCAAAGAGTTAATGGACTTTAGGTTACGGCTCCTCTTTGAAGAGATACAAGAACTGGCAAGTGCAGCTCTTGATATTGAAACTAATACACACACAGAAGAACGTCATGTTATGATGCAAGACTTACTTAAAGAAATGTGTGACGTTGTGTATGTGATTAAGGGTATGGCAGTATCATTTGGGATGGACTTTGATAAAGCATTTGAGTTAGTCCATAAGTCTAACATGAGTAAGCTACCATTAATCAAGGACGCTAATGGTAAAGTCCAGAAGGGACTTAACTATGAGCCTCCGATACTGGAGGGATTAATTAATTGACAACACCATCCGTGAGAGCACAAGTAATAACAAGACGTACCTACAATAGACCTACTGATACAGGCTATGAGACATGGGAGCAGACAGTTGATAGAGTTATACGTCACCAAGGATGGCTATGGGATAGAGCTTTAGGTAAGCCTAACCCTGATGGTGTGTACTATCAGTCTGTCTGTGCAGAGCTAGAAGAACTACGTCAGCTTATGTTAGACCGTAAGGTGATGGTATCAGGTAGGACACTGTGGTTAGGGGGAACTGATGTAGCTAAGAAGAGAGAAGCTAGTCAGTTTAATTGTGCTCATCTTAAAGTGGAGACTATTCATGACGTTGTGGACTCTTTGTGGCTCTTGTTACAAGGTTGTGGAGTTGGGTTTACGCCAGTTGTCGGAACACTTAGCGGATTTACGTCACCCATTACCACCGTTGAAGTCCTTAGAAGTAAGAGAACAAAGAAAGGTGGACACGAAGGAAACAAAGAATCTTTTGATGCCGATACCGGGACTTGGACAATTACAGTTGGAGACTCCGCTGAAGCCTGGGCAAAAAGTATCGGTAAGCTTCTGGCTTACAAAGGGAAAGCTACAAAGCTCATTCTCGATCTCACACAGCTCAGACCAGCAGGGCAACGGTTAGCAGGGTACGGCTGGATCTCCTCAGGTGATGGCCCATTGTCCAAAGCCTTCACAGCTATAACACAGATTCTAAACAAGAAGTCTGGACAGCTGCTGAGTAAGATGGACATACTAGATGTAATGAACTGGTTAGGTACGGTGCTATCCTCTCGTAGATCAGCAGAGATAGCTTTGGTTTATCATGATACTCCAGAGTGGGAGCAGTTTGCTAGAGCTAAAGATAACCTTGCTACTTCTCCTCACCGTTCTCAATCTAATAATAGTGTAGTCTTTTGGAAGGAACCTACTGATGCACAATTGGGACAAGTCTTTGAAATCATTAAAGAAAGCGGAGGTTCCGAACCAGGAATTATCAATGGAGCAGAGGCAAGACGAAGAGCACCTTGGTTCTCAGGAGTCAATCCTTGTGCCGAAATCCTCCTTGGAAATAAGGCTTTCTGTAATCTTACCGAAGTCGATGTTGGAAAATTCAGGGATGATAACGGAGGACTCGATAGAGCACTCTATGTTACTGCTAGGGCAAACTATAGGCAAACACTGGTCAACCTTGATGATGGAATCTTACAGAGAACATGGCATGAGAACAACGAATATCTTAGACTATGCGGAGTTGGTCTCACCGGAATTACCACTAGAGAAGACCTCAATGAATACGATTATAAAAGATTTAGAAACATAGCAGTACATGGGGCATACTCAATGGCAGACGAGCTAGGTACTCAACGTCCTAAGAACGTCACTACTATTAAACCTAGTGGTACATTGAGTAAGATCATGGACACTACGGAGGGTTGTCATAAGCCTATTGGCAAGTACATCTTTAACAATGTTAACTTTTCTATCAATGATCCTATGCTTCCTAAGCTTAGAGAAGCAGGGTATCATGTAGTGACTAATCCTATTGATGAACACAATGCTATTGTGACCTTTCCTGTATGTTGGGATAACATAAGATTTACTAAAGAGGGAGACAAGTATGTTAATGACGAGACGGCTCTTGAACAGCTGGCAAGGTACAAGTTACTCATGGATTCTTACGTTGAACAGAACTGCTCGATTTCTGTTTATTATGAAGAGGATGAGATCCCTGGCATTAGAGAGTGGCTTAAAACTAATTGGTCTAGCTACGTTGGTGTTAGTTTTCTTCCCGTTACTAATACCGTCTATGCGTACCTCCCACAAGAAGTAGTTACTGAGGAGAGGTACAATGAGTATGTATCACAGTTAAATGACGTAGATTTTAGTGACACTGATAGCTCACATGAGTTGGAAAATGATGAGTGTGTTACTGGTGTTTGTCCTACTAAATGAAAAGTGAAGTGAGTATACAAAAATATCGAGTCTTTAGGAGAGCCTTACATGAACTTTGAGAATGACATAGTAATAACTGATGGTCTACTAAGGGTACTAGAAGATAACTTTGGTTCACATTTAGTATACAATTGTGATACTTGGGAACAAACCTGTGAACTTAAAGGTCAACTTAAAGTATTACATTGGTTAAAGGATAAGCAGGAAGAATTAAGAGAAGATCAGTTTAAGAATACAGAACAAATTAATATAAATACTAGTTAGGAGAAGAGTGTGTTAAACCTAT